ACGCTCACCCAGGCTGACGCGGTAGTGCTGGTCGGCCATGTGCTTTTCAGCCTGCGGAAAGTTGACCAGCAAAAACCGCACTGCTTCAGCGGCGTTTGCGACATCAGCGCGGAACACACGCTTGCCGATGAACTTAGCCAGCTTCCCGTAGAGCCTGATCTCGCGCATGAAACCGCCTAGCCTTTCGCCATAGTAAGTCTTCCGACCCAGCCGCTGCATTTTTGGAGCCAGCCACCGTAGAGATCTCGGGAAGACAGCCGCCCGCGGATGTGATGCAGCAAAAGCTGGTCACCAAGGTAGATGCCAACGTGGTTTAACCCCTGGCCTGAAATGTTCATCAACACCGCGTCGCCAGGTTGGATGTCAGTTTCTGACACCTGCTCAAATCCTGCCGCCCGCCAGCAGTCAGCAAACATGGGCGCCGCCTCAAACTCAGCAGCCGTCGCCGGCCGCTCCCAGTCGGGCAGGGTGATCCCTTGCTCGGCGTAGTAATCGCGGACCAGCGTCCAGCAGTCCTGGACACCCCAAACCCATTCGCGGCCGATCAGCGGAGCCTTGAATCCAGAGGGCCTGCATTGGCCCCACGCCTCGGTTTTGGGGTTGACGATGAACCAGGGCAGCCCAGAGTTTTCGCAGGCCACCAGATCAGCCTGGCTGGGTGTTGGCGGGGTGACCGGGTGGCTGTGGACAATCGCCATGATCTCGCCGGCGTCTTCAGCCTTGGCGTAGTCGTCAGGGTCCATGGAAAAGAACTCGCCCGGCTCACTGCTGAGGTTGCGGCAGGGCCAGTACCTTTCCTTTCCCTTGACCACCACCACCAGGCCGCAGCATTCGCGTGGGTCTTCGGCCTTGGCGTGTTCCAGTGCAGCAGCGCGGGTGGTGTCGTTCATGTGAAATAAGTGCCCACGCCTGGGTAGGAGCCAAAAGGCAATTGCGCCGTTGAGCCAAACCGAGCTTTGCAGCTGCTTAGTTTCTTGCCGCAAACGTCATTAGCCAAGGTGGTGGCCACGTCGTTCTCGGTGAAGTAGTTGGTGCCGGTATAGCTGCATTCGGTTGAGCGATAGACCCACTGGCAAATGTTGGAAATGCACTGGCGCTTTGGTGCCCTGACGCCTTGCAAATCAAATGCAGCCGCAAGCTCAAACTCCACCACGTCGCGGGTTTCGGCAGACTTGCGGTCGATATAAAAAATTTCGGCGGGAAAACTAGCTGTAGGGTCTGGCGTTCCATACGGGTTTACACCACCCGAAAAGTTCACAGCATCCAAATACCGCGCCATGGTGCGGATCCGGGTCACCTTTGCGCCTTCCAGAGGCGTCGTCAGGATGATCGCTGTGATAGTGCCCAGAATGTTTGAAACCTTGACTTTTGGCCGCGGCAGCTGGCCGTTGCCGCTGTACTCGAAGCCCTCGGCCTCAATCGGAAACTTGGCGTAGGTATTGCCGGCCCACACAACATCACCGTTGCTGCCCGTGAGATTGACGCCAGCATGGAAACGGTAAAGCGTATTGGTCCCCTGGATCGCCGTATTGAGCTGCAACTCAAACAGCTCGATGATCGCGCTGGGTGCAATTGACTGAAGCTCTGAAACCGGAACGCTCATGGCTCAAAGACCTGCCTAAACGTCGCTTGAATTGTGTTGAAGTTGTAAGCCCGCATGGTCACCTGCCATTCCTCGCATAAGTATTTGCCAGCACTGCCACGCGGCGGGGTCCAATCGAAACTCTCAACGGCGGCACGCGCTTCCAGAAAAGCCAGGATGTTGTCACGCTCAGTGTTGGTGCGCTCCGAAAAGGTCAGCGTCCATTCCTTTGGGTCCGTATTAAGCCCGAACCGCACGCGCTGTTCGTAGCCATCGCCGGCCTGGAACTTATGCGCCCGAGGCTTGCTGCTCTCGGTGGCTTCAAAGCTGGGTGTGTAGGTGAAGGTCGCCATCGTTATGCTGCCAACAGCCCGCCAGGGCGCTTCTGCTTGATCAGCTCAGCCTGCACGCTAGCAGCAATGGCGCGGCCCAGCGCAGCGCTTTGGCCGCCGTTGCCTTGGACGCTGGTGCCGTTGGCATCGACGCTTACGTTGACCGTGGTGCCACCGCCGCCGCCGCCCTTCATGGCAACTGGGATCCGGCGACCGTCAGGCAACGGAACGTATGCTTCGTTCATGCTGCCTTCGCCAAACATCGCCAATTGTGGGCTGTTGGCAATGCCGCCGCCTGCATATTTGCGCAAGGGCATTTCACCCTGCGCGGTCATGATGCCGCCGCCTGCAAACTTGATGCTGCTGATCGCATTGACAATTGGTTTGATCACCATGATCTGCAAAAGTTGATCGGCAATGCTTTTGAGCAGATTGGCGCCAATTTCGCGCAGACTGTTTGCCCAGTCTTTGGTGCCATCAATAATGAGATCAAAGGAAGACTTGAGCGCACCGCCAATGCTTTCGGCAATGCCTTGCACAATTTCCTTGTTGCGCTGTTGCGCTTCAGTGAGGCCTTCGGATGCGGTGACCAGCTTGCGGATTTCATCGCCCTGCTTTGCATAGAGGTCGGGCATATCTTTCTGAATCTGCGCCAAGCGCTCGGCAATCCGCAACCGTCGCTCTTCATCGCTGCCCAAAGTGCCGGAACTTATGCGGAGCTGGTCCATGAAAGTGTTGTCGTTGGCTGCCTTATCATTTAGACGTTTGTCGCGGGCTTGATCTGCTGCCGTCATCCGCCCGCTGGTGATGGAATCAATCGTGCCGGTCGCGTTCTTGAGCCAACCCAAATCAATGGTGCCGCCAGCTTTTTTGACTTCTTTAATGAAGTCAGCCAGCTTTTGTGTCATATCTTCTTGGCCGCGCTTTGCCTTTTCAATGGCGTCATCCCAATCCAAATAAATTTGCTGCACGCCGCTGGCGCCAATCTTTTTGATTTCGCCGTTTACGTCTTCCTGTGAACGTTTGAGATCATCCAGGAGTTGCCGGCCGCGATCTTGCAATTCATTGCGTTTTTCAAGGATGCGCTGCTCACGCTCTAATGCACGTGCGTGCTCATTAGCTGCGCGTTCGTTTTCGCGTTGAGCATTCAAATCGGTTGGGTTGAACTCTCGCCCGCTAGTGCGGCGCCCCGTGCCAGGTGATGGCGCATCAGTCCACATGCGCCCGATTGATGCAAAGTCTTGCTTGGCTTGCTCGATGCCAGCGCCAAAACCTTTGCTGATTGCCTGCCCGGCTCCGTTAAAATCGCCACGCAACGCCTTGCCAACAGCATCAAAAGTGTAAACAACAGTTTTTGCCAACTGATCAACAAGTTTGATGGTGGCATAAATAACCGTTGCAACAGCTCGCAACCCAAACTTGATGACTTCAAATAAAGCCGTCCAATCGTTTTTGCTGTCGAACAGCTTGCCAAATTCATTTAGAATTGATTGCAGCGCAGGTAGCAAGGCATCGGTAAGCTCCAGCCCAAAGCCCTTTGTTTTAATGCCTAGCTCCGTAACCGTATCATTGAACAAATCCGATCGCGCCGCAAAATCATCGCTCACCTTATAGGTAAACTTTTCCATCGCTGCTGCGCCATCATTCAGCATCGGGATCAACTGCGCGCCGGATTTGCCAAACAGCGCAACGGCGGCAGCGGCCTTTTGCGCGCCATCAGGCATATCGGCAAAACGATTTGCAAGTTCTTTCAGGATTGCATCAGTGGGTTTTACGTTGCCACCGGCATCGCGGACATTAATGCCAAGATCTTTGAACTTTTGTGCCAGGTCTGCATTGCCGTTGGCGGCTTTGGCAATGCTCACATTCAACTTGGTCAATCCCTTGCCAAGCGATTCCATGTCAACGTCGGCCAGTTTGGCTTCGTTGGCAATGCCAGTTAGTGATTTGGCACTGATGCCGGTGATCATCTGCAAGCGATTGAGCGAATCGCCTGCATCAATGCTTTGCTTCACGATGGCGGTCAAACCGCCCACAATGGCTGAACCGGCAATTGCTGCACCAAACCCAGCAACGGCACCCTTCAGGTTGTTGAAACTCAGCTGAGCGTTTTTAACCTGCCCTTGCAACCCCTGCATGGAGTTGCCAAGCCTGCGGATATTGTTTTCGCCTTGAACGTCCGCCTTGATGCGGAGCATGGCGTCCATGTTCATAGCCATGTCACGCGCTCCGCTCGTTGAGCTTGGCCAGCGCCGCTGCTTCCATCACCTGTAGATCCTCCAGGAGTGAACGCTGGTCCTCCACTTCGTACAGTCTAAAGACCCATGCAAGGGTCCCATAGTCCAAGCCGATTACGCCGCCCATGCTGGTGCGCCATTGGGTCTGGACGCGAGACCACATCAGCAGGACATCCCAGTTTTCTTCCCAGACCTCGAAGTTTTCCTCGGGCTGGTCCGGTAGTGCCACGCCCAGCACCGCTGCATCACTCTGGCTGTCATCTCTGACGCCGCCGCTGACCCAATACTCAGCGGCCTCGATCAGTTTTTTCGCTTGGCTCCCTTCAAGCTGTCAAAGTAGGAGCGCAGCACCGCTGCCGCCAGTAAAGGCACTTCGAGCAATTGCTCCAGCGCCTTTTGGCTGAATGGGATGTCCTTGCCGGAATCATCAGTCACACCAGACCAGCCCACGAGAACCTCGCAAGCCAGTTCGGTGATGCGTTCCATTTCTCCGCCGTCTTCGAGCCTATTCAGCTCGGAGACCATTGGACCTACCTTGCTCTGCGGGAGGCGCTTGAACTCGCCATCAAACGTTTGGCGCTCATGCCGGCCACCATCGACGGGAATGTCAAAAGTGACCGGCCAGCTGTAGGTGTCGGTTTGCTTTAAGACAAAAGCCATGCAAGGTCCTATCAGGTGAAAGCGAGGCTGAACTCATCGTTCCCGGCAGTGGTCGGTGTGGCCACATAGGGAATTGAAAGCATCATAACAGAATCCTGATCCTGATAGGTCGGATTCAAAACATCTGCTTGTGATGCGGTGAAGGTCACCCGGTTGCCTGCTGTGGTGCCATGCAGGAAGGTCAGGTTCCCTGTAGCGGTGCCAAGGGCGGCGGTGAAGAAGTCCTTGGTGCCAATTGCAACGGCCTCGATCATCACCGTGCCGGCAGGCTTGCGATCGGTCAGCAAGGTTTCCTTGGTGCCGCCTACAAGCTCGCGGTAGACCAGCGAGTTGGCGAGGTTGAACTCGACCGACTGCAGCACGCCGCTGTAGGAGAAGAAGGAGAAGCTGCTGGTATTGCCCTGGCGAAAAATCAGCGGGGTTGCCTGGGCCGAATAGGTCACGGAAGGTTGCGCCGTATCCGTTGGGCTGTTGTAGACGCCGGTGAGATTGAACTTCAGCGTGGGAATTTGGCCCACAGCACAGCTCATCGACATATCGCCACGGCAACCGGTGAGCTTGTGCAGGACCCCATCCACGTTGAAGTAGATCGTGGCGGAGCTGAAGCTGCTTGAAACCGGCGCATAGGTCACTGATGTGGATGCCACCACTGTCTCGGACATGCCGCAGGCCTTGAGGATCGCGCCGTACTTGGGCGCAGTACCAGCAGTGCCGGAACCAGCAAGCTCAACCTCGAATGAGATTGCAACGCTGGTTTTCGCGATCAAGTTGTCGTAATTGCCAAGATACGGACGAATCAAATCACGGCTGACCAGCTCACCGGACAGCGGGGTGATGTCAAGGTTGCGCACCAGCAGGGCGTCGGTGCCAACAGGGGTAGCGTCTGTTCCGTAGGTGGTCTCAGTTTTGACCAGGATCAGACGCTTGCGGCTCAGAAGTGCCATTGCTCAATTCCTCGGGTTCGGGTTCGGAGGGTTGGGCCGGCTCTGTCCGCTCAATGAGCTTTCTGTTGCCGGTTTTGGGGTCCAGGAGGTAGGTGCCGCCCTGGCCCCAGTATTCATCCATCATCGTAGCCATTAGGCACTCGCCAGGTTAGTGAGGGAGGTCCGATACATCACACGATAATCGCACTGGATTTCTCCAGCAGGACCATCGGCTTCGGTCATGTTGAAGGTTACACCAATGGGCAGGATGTCCATTGCATAGCCACCGAAGGTGTAATCAGCCATCAGCTTGCTGTGCAGGCTTTCAACAATGGTGTCGGCCTGCTGGTCAGGAATGGTGCCACGCACGATCACCGAAACGCGCACGGTCATGTTCCAGGTCAACGTGGCCAGGTTGGTTTCGATGGTTGCCGTGTCATTTAACGGCTCAACCACGATGGCCGGGCTTTCCTCGCGCGCGATCGGCTCGACCCGGCTGCGGTAGATCCGCGTGGCCACGCCAGTGGTGCCGGTAAGTGCCGTCTTGATGCCGGCCAGGATTGTTTCGCGGCGGGTCGTCATGGTTTTTGCAATCCGATTTCAACGAACGCACCATCGTCAACCTTGCGCACCTCACGCACTTGGTAAGCCGTGCCGGCAACCGTGATGCTGTCGCCGTAGGAAAGCCCGCCAAAGTCCGCTGTGCGGGCTGTCAACGAGTAGTCAGTGCTGAGGACCATGTCGCCAGCCAGCACCTGCGTGGGCATGTCCAGGATGCCCAATGCCGTCACTGCTCCAGCCGTGCAAGTGACGCCGAAATCCTGAAGAAAGATTGTCAGGTCTTCACTCAGCGCCATCGGCCTTCACCTTTCGGGCAGGCTTGGGTGCTGGCAGCTCAGCAGTCGCCTTGCCGATCGCAATCAGATACTTCGCCTCCTGATCAGGAAGCTCCATCACCTGGCCAGCTTCCACATCCTGGAAGGCGGCAATGGTGTCGCGTAAAAAGAGAACTTTGATCATGAGAAAAAAAGGGGGGCGGTTGCCCGCCCCCGGCTCCTTATCAGGTGGTCAGGGCGTCCTTCATGGCGGCGAAGGAAACAGCGTTCCGAACCGCAATG